ATGTACATAATTCACAGTCTTCGCACTATAGTAATGGACTCCCCGAATATTTCCGACCCCCCTCCCCCTAGTTCTGGAGAAGTTCTCGAACAACTGGAGGAGGTACAGATCGCCCTAAGGCAACTCAAGCCGCAGGATAAACTCAGGTTGGAACAGGCTCTAGACGAGTCCGATGACACTCTACTAAGACCCTTTGAGTTATACACGGCTAGTCATGGACTAGACTTTTCAGAACAGGCAAGTATCCTACGAAATCTAGTTAGAGATACAGCCGCAATAGTTATGGAAAAGAAGTACGCATTCAACTTCCCCCGACCGTGGCAATATCAGATGGGGGATCCCGACATAATGGTTGGAGGTATACGTCCGTCTATACAAACGCCATCGTACCCTTCAGGACACTCTACACAGGCAGTAGTAATTTCAGAATTCTTAGGTCGGATATTTCCAGATCACATAGATAATTTTAGAATAATTGCCGAGAATATAGGAACCAACCGAGTAAAGGCTGGGTGGCATTTTCCTATGGATCACGTAGCCGGTAAAAAATTAGGTTTAGATATTATGGACCTTGTTCCGATGGGAACCGACCTAGACAAGGAAAGAGTATACATAAAACCTGGAGAAGAGTCCCCAGAAGGGGTTAGGGTGGAAACTGGACCGTCTGGGGGAAAGTTTTATGATTCTCCTGGCCAGGAAGGTATGACTGAATTAGACACATCAGACAGACCTAAGACTACGGATGATCTCAAATATGAAGGATTAGACACCCCCGCATCGCATCCAGATAGGGTACCAGGAGGCACTACGGAGTGGGATAGACTTCTGAACTATGAGATAGATTCAGAAGGTAATGGTTATGGAGAAAGAACTCTGAAGGCGATAGGTATGGATTCGGAGGAGTGGGATGACAAATTCGCTTCACAGTGGGTAACTGATTCAGATGATGAGCAGTATGGAGAGGCCTGGATTAGTAATTCCTTAGAGGGACACGCTGTTGCTCTACAATACGCTGCCTCCGATATATTCTCTAGTGATAAGAGCCGTATGGATAAGATGGCAAAGCACTTCAGAACAGATATGTTGACAGATGAGGAGGTTCATGGGGATAAGGCTCGAAAGAAAGCTGCACAGTACCTACGTGATACCTACGCCAACACACAGCGCAGCTTCGAGGAGCGGGGCATAAAGGAACTTGAGTTGTATAGAGGAGTCAAAACAGGTGGACAGGCTGGCGTAAAAGCAGGAGAACGCATAGGTATGAAAGACCTACCTCTTTCCTCATGGACTGCTGACCCCAGTACAGCAAACGGCTTTGGAGACACTGTTGTATCTAGGAAATTTGATGTAAGAGATGTTGTTATGTCTATGATGGACAAAATGCCATCATCAGAGTTTGAGTTCGTCGTACACACACCAGACCAAGGTTTTGAATCTACAGTTCAGTTTGTATCATATCAAGACGAACGATAGGAGAGAGAATGGAAATTATAGATCTGACCGATCAAGATCCCGATAATCACAATTGGCTGAACCAAGTTCGCCAAGGGAAAAATGAACAGGGAGAAGCGAACCCTGACGAATTAGTAGAGGAGTAAGTTATTGCTAATACTAGAACAAGAAAAGAAAGATTGGTTACTAGAACAAGCAAGTGTTAGTGACCCTAACTGGACAGAAATAGCTAGACAGTATGAAGAAAATTTTGGGGAACGGCGACATAGGTCCACCATCCGAAGATGGGTTCTTTCCCTCCTTAGAGAAGTCCAGATCATGGAACTTCATGGGGAAGATGGACTACTTCAAGATGAGGTATCCACTACAAGGGCTAAATTAGAACGCTCCCACTTTAAAAAGCGTGTTACTGCTTTAGTTAATAAGCAGCTATCCCACGAGAATATCGTGGACGTAATCCAGAAGACCACGCAAGCTTTACCTCCCGTAGAGGTTAAGACGTACTCCAAGCCAAAAACTAAGTCTGACAGTCCAATAGTGGCTGTTGCCCCCCTAACTGATTTACACATAGGTGAGGGCATAGACTCCGATCAAATGGGTGGAATGAATGAATATAACTTTGAAATCTTTAGCCGTCGGCTTTATGGTTGGACTAATCAGGTTTTGGATTTGGTTTCTCTACGGAGAGAGCATTCGAGCATCCCGATCCTCAAAGTCCCAATGCTCGGAGACATGGTGTCAGGAGAAATCCACGAAGAATTAGTCAGGAGCAACTTAGATAATATTGTTATGACCATGGCTCGGGGAGCGTATATGACCGCCCAATCCATGATCGTCCTAGCTCAACATTTTGAGGAAGTTCAAATAGACGCTGTAGTGGGTAATCACCAGCGGCTAAGGAAAGAAATTTACTATAAGGACAAGTACGTAGGATGGGACTTTTTATTCTATCAGTGGGTAGCTGCTTTCTGTAAGAACCAAAAGAATATCAAATTTACCATACCTAAAACGTTCTATCAATTGATAGATGTGGCTGGGTGGGATGTTCTCATACACCATGGAGATGCCATGCGTGGTTCTTCGATGCAGCAGAAGGTTCATTCCCTAAGGCAAGCATTACAGCCTCAGGGTAAGTCGTTTCAGTACATGCTTATGGGACACTATCACCATGTAGAAGAACACGATATTGGAACTGGGACAGCCTTGATGTGTGGCTGCATGAAGGGTACGGACGAGTATGCGTTTTTGAATGGTTTAGCATCGAAGGCCTCTCACGTACTAACGTTCTTTCACCCAAAACATGGCATGATTAGTAGGGACACGATATTCCTAGAACGGTACGATACGGCGCAGCACTCATTTAATGACTATGTTCCCGAAATTTGGTCAAGTCTTATTGAGTAGACATTAGTATAATATTAAAGGGAGTAATCTAATGGGTGTTGACCGAGCTACATATAGACGTATTAAAACACAAATATTAAAAGCTATCACAAGTGGCGTTCAGGTCAACGGAAAGCATGTTTTTAATGACTCCCAACATAAAGTTCCTGTAAAAACAGGGTTTCTAAAAAAGAGTGGTGGTTTAGCCATCAAAAAAGATGGCTGGAAAATTGTATATAACGCTCCGTATGCTGCCCAAGTAGAAGAAGGTAGCCCAGGTGGTAAAGTTTTTATCGAACCTAGCGTTCGACAAGCTCATGTACGTAAAGATGGAACTAAGGTAAAGAAATCTAAAGTAAAGGGGTACCAGATTGATACTCCTGAACGAGAGGGTAGTCGATATCTTACGAGGGCAGTTGATTCCCAGTTGCCTGATTTAACAACTAATATATTTAAAGCCTTACAAAAAAAGTTTACCGTAAGAGGGGCAACTACTACTGCCGGAAAACCCAGCTCCTCTGGGGGAAATCCTAAATCTTCTTCTGGAGGAAAAACACAAGGCTCAAAACATAAGAATAAGTTTGGAGGAAAGAGATAGTGCCAAGTAAGCAAGAAATTCAAAATATTTTAGATAATATTACTCCCTTTCAGGAATATATTATGCGGGGAGCGTCCCGTATGGTGGGTCAGTCGTTAGATCAGCTAGAATCGGCAATGCCTGAAGGACGACAATTAGAAAAGCTAAAACAGTTGATAGAAGATATAATGTACGATTATCGTGACTCTCTTCTTAGAGCCACAGTTGAGTTAGATATAGAAAAAAAGATTAGTAAATAGGGGAAACGTATGTATCAGTCTGTAAGACGGGTAGACGGAGAATCAGTAAAGCAAGATGAAATGCAGAGTCTTTATGAAGGACTGGCAACGAATAGGAATTTATTTCTTTATGGCACTATAGTAGGGCCTATGGATAGGATTGATAACTGGAATCCGGGCTTTACGGCTGATTCTATTATTGCCCTAAGTGTAGAGGACCCTACAGAGCCTATTATTCTACATATAGACTCACCAGGAGGTTCGGTGAGAGATGGGCTGCGACTGATAGACATAATGAATACGGTTTCTGCTCCAGTATGGACAATAGGTGCTTCTTGTTACAGTATGGGTGCGATGATATTAGCAGCGGGAGAACCGGGACACCGTTATGTGTACCCACACTCTCACACTATGCTGCATTTACCGTCTGGAACCACCAGAGGAGATGCAAAACAGGTAGAGATTCAGAGTAAGGAAATGCAGAAGGTGAAGAGAACGTTAGTTGAACTACTAAAAGAGTGGGGAGCATCTAAGGATGAACGGGCTATAATAAGAGATATAGACCGTGAGTTTTATCTCAACTCCGCAGAGACTATAGAGTACGGTTTAGCAGATAAATTAGTTACAAATGATACTTTTAAAGGGTTGTAGTAACCCAGGGGATTAATGAACGAATTCACCCTACTTAGGGTTTGTAAGGGACTAAAAAAGTTCTCTGTTACAGAGGACGAGGTATTAAATTTATCTAAGGATATATCCTCTAGAACTCTTGAATTCCCTCAAGATGAGAGTTTTAAGTCTGCCTCCCAATTCTTATCCTCTACTGCCCAGCACTTTATTTTAGATAAAAATTTCTTTGTACGGGCATACCCAGAGGGAGACTATAAGTACTTCTCCAAGTCGATAACTGCTATGTTGTCCGAGGATGAAGTTTTAGAAAAAGATGGGTTGTACGAAAATATCCATAATAAAAGAAATCGTGGAGAGCGTATGCGGAGTGAGGGAAGCCCCGAAGCTCCTACGGACGAAGATTTTGAGGATGCTGCTAAAACGGCTAAGAAGTCTCAAGATTATGCCGATTTCTCAGACACTGAAACTGGTGCCCTACTAAACCTGTCTAAAGGGGCTCCTTCTGGGGGCATGACTACCAAGGGAAGTATTAAAGGTGCTATAGACGAGTATGAACGCCTATACAGGGCGGGATTCTCCACAGACGCTGAAATTCTCACCCTTTCAAGGTATTATCCGCAAGATAGGAAGTTAGCTAAACTAGCTGGAGACATCATAGAAAACGGTGAACCTATGGTTGTAGGTGGACCCGCCTCAGTAGAGGTGGTTGACAGAGAAGGTCACCTTATTACTATGGACGCAATGGATAGAGCCTTTAAGAAGTTCATGGGCAACATACGAACTAGGAACGCCATGGTCCTCCACTCGGATGTTCAGGTGGGTTGGGCTCTCCCAGCATATATAAATAAATCGGGTCAAATCTTTAAAAGTGGTGTATATAAAAACCACTTATTCTTTATCACAGAAATGCGTAATGATACTAAGATTGCCGAGAGGGTCAAAGAGCAAGTTAAAGAGGGTCGTATTAGGAGTTATTCCATTGCAGGTTCCGCCCTTAGCACAGATTCGGAGTTAGTGCAGGAAGACGGTAGGGATAAGATAATTACTAAGGTGACCGAACTCGAACTAGCAGAAGTTACTGTTTGTGAACAGGGGGTTAACCAAGGTGCCCACTTCAACTTGCTAAAGGCTCATGGTTCTAAAGAGTCCGGTAGTTGTATTGATGGAAGCTGTCTTATTACGCTGGAGAAAGAACAGGCTGGACCTGGGTCAGGTGTTCCCAATG